CAACGAGATAAGAAAGCTGCAAGTTGCTGGTTTTTATACAGATGTTGACGTTTCTAGCGGTGGATCTGGCGATTATTCGTCCACTGACAGGATAAAAGACAAGTATAACGAGCTGACAGGCGACAACGCCACCTACGATTCGGACAATAGACACACTATTTTAGAGATGATGGTCGATTTAGACCTTGTCGGATTCGAGGATGTGCAGAACGGAGAGCCAACAGGGGTGCAGTTACCCTATGTTGTAAGCATAGATCTTGGCTCAAGAGAGGTTTTAGCCATCAGGCGCAACTGGTATGAGAACGATGAGCGCAAAATGAAGCGCCAACACTTCGTTCACTACCAATATATGCCAGGTTTAGGGTTCTACGGGTTCGGATTGATCCACATGATTGGTGGATTAGCCAAATCAGCGACCTCTTTGCTTCGACAACTAGTCGATGCGGGAACATTAGCCAACCTTCCGGGTGGTTTAAAGGCTAGAGGACTAAGAATTAAGGGTGATGACACCCCAATCATGCCTGGAGAGTTCAGAGATGTTGACGTTCCGGGTGGCGCAATAAGAGATAACATCAGTTTCTTGCCCTACAAAGAGCCTAGCACTGTTTTATATCAACTTTTGGGCGATATTGTAGAAGAAGGGCGGCGTTTTGCCTCTGCTGCTGACGTAAAAGCGGCAGATATGAACGCAGAAGCGCCTGTTGGCACGACTTTAGCGATATTAGAGCGGTCAATGAAGGTTATGAGCGCCGTTCAGGCGCGATTACACTCATCTATGAGGGATGAACTGCGTCTTTTGTCGAATATTGTGCGTGATTTTGGTCCAGAGGCCTATCCTTACGAGGAAGACGGCCAAGAAATGACTTCTCAAGACTTTGATGAGCGAGTTGACATAGTTCCTGTTAGTGATCCTAACGCTGGAACGATGGCGCAAAGGATTATGCAGTATCAGGCGGCTCTACAGCTAGCTGCACAGGCTCCAGAGATGTATGACATGCAGCTTTTGCACAGGCAAATGCTGGAAATACTCAATATACGAGATGCAGACAAGATCGTACCTCTAGAAGACGAGATACCGCCGATAGATCCGGTCTCAGAGAACATGGAGCTGTTAAACGGCAAGCCAATCAGGGCTTATATCTACCAGGATCACGATGCACACATAAAAGTACACATGTCTTTTGTTCAAGATCCAAAGATACTAGAGATTATGAGCAAGAGTCCGAATGCACAGAAGGCATTCAACGCAATGGCAGCCCACATACAAGAACATCTGGCATTCAAGTACCGATTAGAGATAGAAAAAGAGCTTGGCGTACAGTTACCTCCACCAGGAGACTTTGCCAGAAGATATCGAGCTGAGGATATCAAGATTGGTCGCAGCGGCGGCAGAGCAGTTGTTAGGAAAGAATCAAAGAGAAGCTCAACAGCAGATAAATCAGCAGCAGATGCAAGATCCTGTAATACAAATGCAGCAAAAAGAGTTGCAAATCAAAGAGTTAGAAGCTCAGGCTAAAGCTCAAAAAGATATGGCTAAGATACAGCTAGATATGCAGAAAGCAGTTGATAACTCTCAACTACAAAGAGAGAGAATGAATCAACAAGAGCGTATCGCCCAAGCCAAGATAGCCGTGGATATAGCTCAGGATAATTCCAAGCAGCAGTTAGAAGAAAGAAAAATAGCCTCTAAGGATCAGATAGAAGGCTTTAGAATTGGACAGGAAATAGCTAAAGACATGCTTGATGAATAGTGTATCATCAGTAAATAGTTTCGATTATTTGAAGAAAGCTATACGCGAGAAGATGAACGACTATAGTGATCATCTGTGCGGTGGAGCATGTAAAGATTACGCAGACTATAGTAAGTGCTGCGGCATCATAGAAGGACTGGCTCTAGCAGAGCGTGAGCTTTTGGATATGAAGGAAAAGCTAGAAAAAGATTACTCCGCATAAGCGGTGCAAGCGACTCTGGACGCTTTTTTCCAGTGCAGGAGAAACTAATGAGTCAATCATTAGCACAAAAGAA